CCCTAGGAACTGATACAACAGGAAATTATATGACAGACGCGTCTGCAGGAACAGGTGTTTCAATAACACATACTCCAGCAGAAGGTTCAACAGCAACAATAGCAATAGGACAAGCAGTAGCAACAAGCTCTGATGTTCAATTCGCAGATGTAACAGTTAGCGGAGACTTAACAGTTAATGGTACAACCACAACTTTAGCTTCAACTAACTCACTTATTTCAGACGCGCTGATTGAATTAGCAAACGGCACATCAGGGACACCTGGTAATGATGCCGGTCTAGTTATAGAACGAGGTAGTGCAGATAATGCGTTCATCGGTTATGATGAGAGTGCAGATAAATTCACAGTAGGAACAGGATCTTTTACGGGTGCAAGTACAGGTAATTTAACAATTACTGCAGGCACCTTAGTAGCAAACTTAGAAGGAGACGTTACAGGCGATTTAACAGGTAATGCAGATACAGCTACAACAGCTACAACTGCAACAAATGTTACGGCTAGTGCTAACAATAGTACAGACGAAACAACTTACCCTACATTCGTAGACGGAGCAACAGGCGGACAAGGTATAGAAACAGATACAGGATTAACATATAATCCTAGCTCTGGTTTACTAACATCAACATTGTTTGCAGGAGCTTTGACAGGTAACGTTACAGGAAATGTAAGTGGATCTTCAGGATCTACCACAGGAAATGCAGCAACAGCAACAGCATTAGAAACAGCAAGAACAATTGGTGGGACATCTTTTGATGGAACAGCCAATATAGCAGTAGGCTTAGCAGCCACTGCAACAACTTTAGCAACAGCTAGAACAATTCACGGAGTATCTTTTGACGGCTCAGCCAACATAGATCTAAGTGAGGTTGTGTCAGACACAGTAGGAGCTATGTTTAGTTCTAACACTGAAACAGGTATTACAGCAACTTATCAAGATGCTGATAATACAGTAGATTTAGTGGTAGGAACATTAAACCAAGACACTACTGGACTTGCAGGCACAGCAACAGCACTAGCAACGGCACGAACAGTAGGTATGACAGGTGACGTAGTTTGGACATCAGCATCGTTTGATGGCACAGGAAACGTTACAGGTGTAGCTACAATACAAGCCAATAGTGTTGCTTTAGGAACAGATACGACAGGAAATTACATGGCGCAAGTAAGTGGAGGAAATGGTATTACTGTTTCTCATTCACAGGGCGAAGGCTCTACTGCTACCATAACAGGAACAGCGATATACAACGCAGCCGGTACTTTACTGAACTAGGAGTAGATTATGGCTTTAGCTAGTAGAACGGATCTACAGGATTATTGTCTAAGGAGACTTGGAGCTCCTGTGATAGAAATAAATGTGGATGAGCAACAAGTCTCGGATAGAGTCGATGATGCCATCCAATTCTGGCAAGAATATCATTTCGATGGCGTCGAAAGGACTTTTGTCAAGCATGCAATCACAGGTTCCAAAGTACATTTGACAACTAATGTAGCAGCAAACTTCCAAAAAAACGAAAAGATCGAGGGTGGTACAAGTGGCGCCCTCGCAAAGGTAGTTTCAGGCTCCGGCCAAGAGATTACCATAGAAAAAATGGACACGGGGAGTGCAGATTTTGTAGCAAGCGAACAAATAACTGGAAGTGTATCCGGATCGGTTGCCACATTACACCCCACCACTTTCTATACAAAGGGAGATATCGAAAATGGATATGTTCCTATTAGTAATAATATATTAGGCATCACCAAAGTATTTAACTTTGGTGGAGCAGCAACCAATGTATCCAGAGATGGAGAATTGTTTGATTTAATGTATCAATTTAGAATGAATGACTTATATAATTTAATGGGAGCAGACATGGTTTATTATACTGTGGTGCAAAGTCATTTAACTACATTAGAAATGCTTTTAGCAGGCAGCAGACAAATACGTTGGAACAGAAAAACAGATAGACTTTATATGGACACAGACTGGGACAAAACATTTAACCCCGGTGATTATTTAGTAGCAGAAGCATGGGCTTTACTAGACCCGTCATCATACCCAGAGGTATATGACGATATGTTTCTAAAGAAATACGCCACTGCTTTAATTAAAAGACAATGGGGCGCTAATATGAGTAAGTTCTCAGGTATTCAAATGCCAGGCGGTGTTACACTGAATGGGGATCAAGTATTTCAAGAAGCAGCACAGGAGATAGTAGCTATAGAAGAGCAGATGCAGAAGAGTTATGAACTGCCCCCACAATTTATGATAGGATAGTGAACTATGCCAACAAACTTTTATTTCCAATCAGGCCAAGGACAAGGACAAACAAACGAACAAAGATTAGTTGAAGACTTAATTATAGAAAGTCTTAAAATCTACGGCCACGACGCTTATTACCTACCTAGGACACTAGTCAACAAAGATACAATCTTTGATGAAGACGAGCTGTCTAAATTTACACAAGCATATCCTTTGGAAATGTATTTGGACAATGTAAATGGATACGAAGGACAGGGAGATATATTTACAAGGTTTGGACTTGAAGTAAGAGATCAAGCGACGTTTGTATTAGCAAAAAGACGTTGGGAAGATATGGTGTTGACTTCTGGAGGTACTTTTACACAGACAACAAGACCTTCTGAAGGCGATTTAATATATTTAGAGAAAACAAAATCACTATTTGAAATTAGATACGTTGATTTTCAAAATCCATTCTATCAGTTAAACCAAATTTATGTATTTAGATTAACTTGTGAACTATTCGAATACAGTTCAGAGGATTTAGATACAGGCATCACACTAATAGATGGAATAGAAACGAAATACTCTCAGGATATGTTAGAGTATCAGATAAACTTAGAAGATGGCGGCCTCTTCCTTAAGGAAGATACAGGGTCACTTATTTTAGAATCTTATCAAACAGCAGCAATAGAGCCTATAGACAATTTAGACTTTGATAATATTAATTTCCTAGAAGGCATATTAGACTTTAGCGAAAAGAATCCATTTGGAGAAATAGGTGTTTAAAGATCAAACATTTTATCACCAGCACATACGAAAAGCTATTATTGCTTTCGGAACGATATTCAATAATATAAACATTGAACGTAAAAATAGTGCAGGAGCAGTAGCACAAACTCTTAGAGTGCCATTATCATATTCAACTAAGCAAAAATTTATGACAAGAATTGCTAGGGTTACTGGTACAGATACAAGAGGTGAAGTAGCTATTACATTGCCACGTATAGGTTTTGAAATACAAGGATTAAACTATGATCCAGCTAGAAAGACAACTGTAATACAAAAGAACAAAGCTGTTGGAGTAGGAGACTCAGCAAATACGGTAAGAACAGCATTTAACTCTGCGCCATTCAATATGAATTTGGCCTTATATATATTTGCGAAGAACCAAGATGATGGGTTACAAATTGTGGAACAAGTTCTACCATATTTTAATCCAGACTTTAATGTTACAATAAACGATTTACCAGAACTAAATATAAAGCGTGATATAAAAATCACATTAGATAGTGTTAATTATGAAGACGAATATGAAGGAGACTTTGCTAATAGGTTAAGTGTTGTATGGACTTTAAACTTTACAATGAGACTTAATTTTTACAGCAACGTAGAGAATGTTGGAATAATTAAGAAAGTTATTGCAGATATATACAATGACCCAACAATGTCATTGAACTTGGGTAACTTAAAGAGTTCAATAACAGCCTATATTGATCCGGCAGACGCAAGTCCAATTGACGCATATTCATTTGTGGAGGAATTTGATGACAACTTCGAATAAGAATCCTTTTAACGATTTAGATAAAACATTTAATACTAAAGAAGTTACCAAGGCACTAGAAAGAAACCTAAAAGAAAGAGAAGACGAGAGAAACAAACAGCTTCCCATCATACCGATGTCTGATGAAGACAAAGATGCGCTCCTCGCTAAACAACAAGAGGAAGACTTCCAGTATGCTAGATCAATATTAAAACAGGCAGAGGCATACAACGACGAAGCCATACAAGGCATATTACATATTGCCAGAAACAGTGACCAACCACGTGCATATGAAGTGGCTGGTGGACTGATTAAGAATTTACAAGACACTGCTAAGGATATGATAGATGTACAGGAAAGACAGAAACGTGTAACAGCAGACGATCCTGCTGTTAAAGGAGCAGTTAAGACACAGAACAATCTATTTGTAGGCAGCACTAAAGAATTATTGAGTGCACTTAAAGCAGATGCTAAAGTAATAGACGTAGAGAAAGATGACACAAGCGGAAGGAAATAGTTACCACGGCAATCCTAACCTTAAACCGTTAGCGTATCAGCACGATTTCTCTAAAGAAGAAATTGCTGAGTATATTAAATGTCAAGCCGATCCAATTTATTTTATAGAAACTTATGTAAAAATTATTACATTGGATAAAGGCTTACAAAATTTTAAATTATATGATTGCCAAAAAGAAAAAGTAGATGTTATAATGAATAATAGACGTGTTGTGATAATGGAAGGACGACAACAAGGGAAAACTGTGGTAGCAGCAGCGTGTATTCTTCATTATACTATCTTCGAAGAGGATAAAACAGTAGCTATTATGGCTAATAAAAGTGCCGCTGCAAGGGAAGTGTTAAACAGATATCAAATAATGTATGAGAACATACCTATTTGGATGCAACAAGGTGTTAGGACATGGAACAAGGGTGACGTAGAATTAGAAAATAATAGTAAGGTAGTAACAGCAGCAACAACAGCAGCAGCGATACGGGGTAAGTCTGTTAATTGGCTTTACATAGACGAGGCAGCAATCATACCTAATAACATCGCAGACGAGTTTTTTACTTCTGTTTATCCAACAATTTCAGCGGGAGAGACAACTAAAATACTATTAACCTCTACTCCGTTAGGGTATAATCACTTCTGGAAGTTCTGGAATGAGTCTGAAAAAGGAGAAAACGGATTTGAAAATATGTTTATTCCTTACTATGAGATACCTGGACGTGATGAGAAGTGGTTAGGAGAACAAAAACAATTACTTGGTGACGTTAAGTTCAACCAAGAGGTCTTATGTGAGTTCTTAGGTTCAACTAATACATTAATTAACTCACAAACTATAGGAGCTATGAGTACAAAAGATCCTATATTCCAAAACAATAATTTAGACATATACCAAGAGCCAGAAGAGAATCATTACTACGCTATTACAGTCGATACAGCCAGGGGAATTGGCGGGGACTACTCCGCCTTTGTTGTTGCAGACGTTACAGAAATGCCTTACAACATAGTAGCAAAGTATAAAGATAACAAAATCTCACCTATGTTATTTCCAGATGTTATTGGAAAGGTAGGAAAAGATTATAATGATGCGTTTGTATTAGTAGAAGTTAATGATATAGGACAGCAAGTAGTAGAAATATTACATCAAGAAATTGAATATGAGAATATATGTCATACAGTTACAGAACAAAACAGACAATATGTGAGTCCAGGGTTTGGTAAGACAAGCAAATTTGGTGTTACAACATCAAAGCAAGTAAAAAGACAAGGGTGTTTTGCCTTTAAATCCTTACTTGAAGAACAAAAAATGTTGATATTTGATGAGCATATCATACATGAAATATCAACATTTATAGAAAAGGGTAATACATATCAGGCAGACGTAGGTTATCATGATGATTTAGTTATGTGTTGCGTACTGTTTGGATGGTTAACAACACAGAATTTCTTTAAAGACATGACAGATGTTAATACAAGAGAGGGATTATACAAACAACAAATGGGAGAAATAGAACACAACCTAACTCCTTACCTAAGAGCCGACGGACAAGAGCCAGAGTTTGAAGTAATCAATGGTGATTTGTGGTTGTTAGAAGATGATCACCATAAGAATGTACAGAAAAAGATGAGAAGTATCTCCGAGCAGTATGCTCGCAGTCTAGATGGAGTAAAGACTGACAAAGGAATAAGGCGTACACACAAATAAAAAGAGCTGTACATATAGAAAATGGTTCTAAAAATTACGATTTATAAATAGTTGCGATGATAATAATTAAACTTGTGTCATTCATAAGATAAAATAAACCGAGGAGAAAAACATGGCATTTCAGCTATCACCAGGTGTTCTTGTAACAGAGAGGGATCTAACAAGTGTTGTTCCAGCAGTCGCTACTACAATAGGCGCGGTTGTAATTGACGCACAATGGGGTCCATCAAACGAGATCACCACAATTAGTTCAGAGAACAATCTAGTTGATAAGTTTTGGAAACCGAACTCTACAAATTATGAGAGTTGGTTTACAGCAGCTAGCTTCTTAGCTTATGGTAATAATCTTAAAGTAGTTAGAAGTATAGACGATACAACAGCATTGAACGCAGGTTCAACAGCAGGCGTCTTAATTCAGAATGAAGAGGATTATGACAATAACCATAGCTCAGGAGAAGGCAGTAACGGCATATGGGCAGCAAAACATCCAGGAGTCATAGGCAATTCGCTTTTGGTTTCATTTGCTGATTCAAGTAACTATGACACTAATTCAGTAGCATCAGCTACAGTTAGTGCAGCTGGATCAGGCTATACGTCTGTTCCAACAGTTACTTTTGCAGCACCAGGATCAGGGGTTACCGCAACAGGTACCGCTGTAGTATCAAGTAATGCAGTAACAAGCATTACCATTACAAACCCTGGTAACGGATATAGTAGCGCACCAGCTATTACATTTAGTGGCGGAGGCGGAACTGGAGCAGCAGCTACAGCCGTTCTCGCAACAGATTGGACTTACAAAGCGAACTTTACTCGCGCACCTTTAACATCAACGAACGTATCGTTAGTCAGTGGCTCAAATGATGAGTTTCACGTAATCGTTATAGACGAAGATGGATTGTTTACGGGTGTAGCAGGTACAGTTTTAGAAAAATTCGAAGCAGTTTCCAAAGCTTCCGATGCAAAAGGCCTACAAGGCGGATCAAATTACTACAAAGACGTGATTAATAATCAGTCTGATTTTATCCGTTGGACAGACCATCCATCCGGAGAAGCAACATGGGGAACAGCTTCAGCAGGAACAGCATACACATCAGGATTTACAGCAGCAGAGTCTACTGACAGCCTGACAGGTGGTGTTTCAGACAGCCCAGACGCTGGAGATGTACAAACATCTTACGCACTATTTGGAGACGCAGAAACTACTGACGTCAACTTAGTGATGACAGCAGGCTGGTCTAACGTAACCAAGAAGTGGGTACAAGATAACGTAGCTAAAGTCAGAAAAGACTGTATAGCATTCGTATCACCACAATCTGGTTCCGTAGTAAACAACTCTGGTTCCGAAGTTACACAGGTAACAGGCGATAAAGCAGCTTTATCAGCCACATCCTATAGTGTAATGGACGGTAACTGGAAATATCAATACGACAGATACAATGATGTATTTAGATGGGTTCCATTAAATGGAGACATAGCAGGTCTTTGTGCAAACACAGACTCTATTAGAGATCCATGGTACTCACCAGCAGGATTCAACAGAGGACAGATTAGAAACGCAGTAAAATTAGCGTGGGATCCAACTCAAGCGGACAGAGATGCTTTATACCAAGATGGTATAAATCCTGTTATTAATAGTCCTGGAAACGGAATCGTATTATTAGGGGACAAGACGTTACTAAGCGCACCTTCAGCATTTAATAGAATTAATGTTAGAAGGTTGTTTATTGTTATTGAAAAAGCAGTAGCAACAGCAGCTAAGTTTCAATTGTTTGAATTTAACGACGCATTTACAAGAGCACAATTTACAAGTTTGCTTACACCATTCTTAAGAGACGTTCAAGGACGTAATGGAATATATGACTTTAAAGTTATATGTAACCAAAGTAATAATACAGGCCAAGTAATTGATAGTAACGAATTTGTAGCAGACATTTTTATTAAACCTACAAAATCTATCAACTTTATACAGCTAAACTTTATTGCTACAAGAACTGGTGCAAACTTCAGTGAGATTGGCGGGTAATGTATAAATAGTACAATAAGGAGACAACAATGGATATAGGAAAATTTAAAGGTGCACTAGGAGCTGGAGGGGCAAGACCCAACCAATTCGAAGTGATGCTTACATTTCCAGGGGGCATAAGCGCCGGTGGAGATCACCTTCTTCTGGTTACAGGAGCAAGCCTTCCAGCATCGACAGTAAATCCTGCTATCATACAGTACCGAGGCAGGGAAATTAAATTAGCAGGCGAAAGGATATTTGATCCGTGGACAATAACAATAGTAAATGATTCATCGATGACTTTACGGTTTATGTTCGAAGAGTGGATGGATAAGATGAATAGAAAACATGATAACCAAGGGGCTATAAAGCCAAAAGATTATCAGTCAATTCTATCAGTTACTCATTTAGATAGAAACGATGGGCCGTTAGCACATTATCAGCTCAACGACGCATTTCCAATAAACATGTCAGAAATTGCATTACAATATGCACAAAATGACATCATTGAGGAATTTACAGTTACGTTTCAATACCAGGATTATATAGCCACAAAGGTGGGTGGTCAACGGGAAAACCCGGAAGGGGCAGAAGCACCCGCACCAGTCACAATTTAACTTAGGTTAATAACAATATGGATTTATTTGGGTTTGAAATAAAACGGAAGGAGACGCCACTAAGTGAAAAATCATTTGTGGCACCTTCCGATGATGGTGCAATAGAATCGATACGTGCAGGTGGGTACTACGGTACCTACATGGATGTAGAAGGCATTGCTCAAACCGAATCTGAATTAATAAAAAGGTATCGCGATATTGCTTTAATGGCAGACGTAGATACAGCAGTAGAAGATATAATCAATGAGTCTATTGCACAATTGGAGAACGAATCTCCAGTTGAAATTAACCTTGATGATGTAAAA